AGAATACGCACCCAATGATGCTTCCATATTTGAATTTGATTTAACAGATAAATTAGAAGGAGAACTAATCGGATATGGGATGGACTTTGGATATTCACAAGACCCTACATCTTTGGTTGCTCTATATAAGCAAGGAGATACTCTGACAATCCAAGAACTCTTATATGAGAGAGGTTTAGTAACAAATGATATAATCACTAAGCTCAGAGGATTTGGAATCAACAGAGAGGAGATATGGTGTGATTCTGCAGAACCAAGATTAATAGACGAAATATATAGAGGAGGGTTCAATGCAAAGCCTGTAAAGAAAGGAGCTGATTCAATTAACTTTGGAATATCAGTATTACAAAATTACAAATTGTTAGTCCATTCAAAATCACAAAACTTAATTAATGAAATGTATTCTTACCAATGGGCAACTGATAAGTATGGATACCAATTGGATAAACCAGATGGTGGTTTAGACCATGCTATAGATGCAGCAAGATATTGCGCAATGATGAAATTAACAAAACAAAATCAAAACAAAGGAGTATATGCCATATCTGTCAGATGATGAAGTAAAAGAAATAGATGAATATGTAAATTCATTAGAAGGTAATGTAGAGTACTACAGAGAGTTGTGTGCCATACTACAAACACAAAGAGATATGGCAGAATCAAAGCTAAAGATGCTAAGAGCAGAATTAATGGATAATAAAAGAACTGAACCAATAACAATAAAAATATGAGTGAGCAGATAGTAAGTGTAACCATACCACAAAGTTGGTCTGAGATAACATTAGAAAAATATCTAAAGTATAGAAAGAACTTAGATATGTTTAAAGATGATGAAGATTATAATGAGCAAACTCTTTTGATTGCTTTAGATATTCTATGTGGAGTAGATATAAAGTACATTACTCAAATAGGATTGGATAATTTAAAATTGATTCAAGAAGACTTATCATCTTTTATGGGTAAAACAGATTTTGAATTACAAAGGTTAATAACAGTAAATGGTGTAGAGTATGGGTTCGAACCTAACTTATCTAATATTGCATATGGTGCTTATTTAGATATAAGTAAGCATGATACTATTGCAATAGATAATAACTGGCAAAAGATAATGGCAGTATTATATCGTAAGGTAAAGAGTAAGAGTGGTAAGTATTATGATATAGAACCATATACAGGTAACGAAGATTATGAGTGGGTTAAGAACACAACAATGGATATCAATTATGGGTGCCTGTTTTTTTTTATCAATTTATCAAAAGACTTAGTACTCTCTACCCTGAAATCTTTGAAGAAGGAGGAATGGGAAACCCATCAATTATTGAAATCAATCATGGGAAAAAATGGAGAGGGTATGCTTCAATTGTTGAACTCGCAAATGGAGACATCACAAAGTTTAATGAGATAGCAGATGAACCGTTAGAAAAGTGTTTATTGTACCTATCATATAAATCAGATACGAGAGTTGTTCAAGACCAAGTTCACAGATTGGCAATGAAAGGAATGTAAAATTGGAAATTTAATTATTTAATTGTTAAATCATTATGAGACGGAGTAAAGAATACGGAATCTATATTGGAGAAACACAGGGATTGGCGACGCCAGGTCCTGGTAGTAGAAGAGGTTGTTTGTGTAAAGGAGCTAAAAAGTATAGTAGAGAGTGTTGTGATGGTAGATTGTGGGGACAAGGAATAGGTAAAACTCAATCTCCATATCCTACAAACGAATAAAATTATACGAAAGATAATTTAATTGTTAAATCTATAAATTATAATCACAAATATGAAACCACAAACAGTACTTAATAAGATTATGACTCTTCTTTCAATTCAAGAAGAAGTTAAACTTGCTTATGGCCAATTGGCTGATGGAACTATTTTAGAATCTTCAACATTCGATGTTGGTGAAGCAATTGATATTGTTTCAGAAGATGGAAGTAAATCACCTGCACCTAACGGAGAGCATGAGATTGCATTAAAAGATGAATCAGGTAATGAGGTTATCATTAGAGTAATCGTAGCAGATGGTAAGATTACTGAAAGAATGAATGTAGAAGAATCAGCACCAGAAGCACCTGAAGAATCACAAGAATCAATTGAACAACAAATGTCTGAAGAAGTTGTTCCTGTTGAAACTATTGCAGAACCTTCACAAGATGAAAGAGATGCTAAGATTGCATCATTGGAAACAAAGATTACAGAGTTAGAAGCTCTTATCAATGAATTCAAAGCTTACAAAGATATGCAGATGGAAGATGTTGATGTTCCACAATTAGATGGAGCTCCTATTGAAGAAGCTAAATTCTCAATCGGACATCAATTCAAATCTCAAAAACCACAGAGTACAATAGATAGAGTTTTCGCTAACCTATCGAAATAAAATAATTAATAATTTAAAAATTAGTAGAAATGAAACAAAGACAAAATTTTGCAACAACTACTTCAATAACCACTACCTATACAGGAGATTTTGCTGGAAAATATATCGCAGCAGCTCTTTTATCAGGTAAGACATTAGACCAAAGAGCAATCACAATTGTTCCTAATGTGAAGTATAAGCAAGTAATGAAAAGAATCGCAACAACTAACATCATCCAAGATGCTACTTGCGATTTCGCAGCAACAGGCTCAGTAACTTTAACTGAAAGAATTTTAACTCCTAAAGAATTGCAAGTTAATATTGAACTTTGCAAGAAAGACTTTAGAAGTGACTGGGAAGCAATTGAGATGGGATTCTCAGTATATGATAATCTTCCTGCATCGTTCACAGATTTCTTATTGGCTCAAGTAGCAGGTAAAGTTGCAGAAGCAACAGAACAAGCTATCTGGTCAGTATCAGCATCTGGAAGTGGTAATTTCCAAGGTTTGTTAAACCAATTGACAGCAGGTGGTTCTGGAGCAGTATCTTCATCTGCAAGTGGTTCAATCACTTCAGCAAATGTAATCGCTGACTTAGAAGCATTAGTATCTGCAATTCCTGATACAGTTTATGGTAAAGAAGATTTAACTATCTACATACCAACAAACGTAGCTAAAGCATATCAGCAAGCATTAGGTGCTAACTACGCAAACGGATACAATAACTTAGTAACAGTAGGTCAAAAACCTTTTGATTACAATGGTATCCCATTATTCGTAGCACCAGGTTTACCATCAAACTATATGGTAGCTGCTGAGAAATCTAACTTATTCTTCGGAACTGGTCTTTTATCAGATTCGAATGAAGTAAAAGTATTAGACATGGCAGACTTGGATGGGTCACAGAATGTGAGAATCATAATGAGATATACGGCTGGTGTTCAGTTTGGTATCGGTTCTGACATCGCTATCCATAAAGGAGCATAATAATTAACAAAATTCAAATAGGTGGGGGAGTATCGTAGAACAAAAACCCCACTTATTTATCATTAAAAAAATAATAAAACTATGGCATGTAATTTAGCTTCATCTAGAACAGAACCTTGTAAAGACTCAGTTGGTGGTTTACAAGCCGTATATTTCATTAACTACAATGATTCAGCATCATTTGCATCTGAAGATGCTGATGGTTTAATCACTTCATTGGGTTCATCTACAACGGTGTACAAATATGATTTGAAAGGAACATCAACATATACAGAAACTGTTAATACTTCTCGTGAGAACGGAACTACTGCATTTACGCAGGAAGTTGTTCTTAACTTAAAGAAATTGACAAACGCAATGACTAAAGAATTGAAAGTTTTAGCTTACGGAAGACCGAGAGTTATCGTTTATACAAATGCAGGAGATGCATTATTAGTAGGACGTAGATTCGGTGCAGATGTAACTGCTGGAACTATTAGTACAGGTGCTGCATTGGGAGACCTTTACGGATACTCTATTACCTTAACAGGTTTAGAGCCTCTACCGGCAGCATTCTTATCTGGCTCAACCACAACAAATCCATTCGCTGGATTAAGTGGTTCAATCACAGTAGCAGCAGGACAAGTAGTGTAATCGAAATATACGATGTAATAAAAGAGGTGTTCAGTAATGAGCACCTTTTTTTATGCTAATACTATAATAAACCAACTTAATATAAGTTTGTTATATAGAAGATACAATCTAAATACGAGATAATGATTACTTATTATATATCAGCTTCAAATAATACTGCATTCAGATATACTAATCCTTTAAGTTCAGGTTCGTTGCAGTTAAGTTTGACTAATATGCTTACTTATTCTACATCATCTATAAACTTACCAACATCATCTTATGTTAATTATTCAGACCAACAGATGATTAGATTTAATTTTCCTATTATATCGGGTTCGGAAGTTGGTGATGAGTACAAAGTAATTCTTTACGATATTACTGGTTCTCAATCTACTATACAATATAAAGGTACTATAAATGTATTTGCTCAGCAGAGTTCATCTTATTTCGTATCACAATCACAAAAGGTAAATTATACAAATCAAAATGATACATCGTTATCATACACTTCTTCAAATGAATACATAATATTATAATAGATGGAAGATAAATTTAAACATAACTTTAAGGTAGTTAATTTAGCAAGACACAATGTACCTATAATTACAGAGGATATTAAAACTCGTCAGAATTGGGTGCCTGTTGGTATATACGAACAAGATGATTACTTCCCTTTAATAGAAGAAGCATATCAAACATCAACAACTAATGCTGCATGTATAGAAGGTATTGCTGATTTGATTTATGGTGAAGGTATCTATACTAAAAACCTTACATTTGAAGAAACATTAAAAAAGATTATCAATGGTAATTGTGCTAGAAAAGCAGCATTTGATTTAAAACTATTTGGTAATTCTGCATTTCAAGTTGTTTGGAATGATGAACATACACAAGTAGTTCGTATATATCATACACCTATTCAAACTCTAAGAGCTGAAAAGATATATGATGAACCACAAATTCAAAATTACTTTTACTGTCACAATTGGTATGACCAGAAAGCAGTAAAGAATAAAAAGAAAATACCTGCATTCGGAACATCAAAAGAAAAGATAGAGATATTTTATTTAAAAGGATATACACCTGGTAAATACTATTACTCTTTACCTGATTGGATTTCAGCATTTCAATTTGCACAATCAGAAGCAGAACTATCTAACTTACATTTGAATAATATTGAGAATGGGTTCTTACCTTTAATTGCAATTAACTTAAATAACGGAGTTCCACCAATTGAAGAAAGAGATATAATTGAAGACCAGATAACATCTAAATTTACAGGTACTCGTAATGCAGGTAGATTCTTAATTACATTCAATGATGACCCTATTAACCAACCTGTTATCAATGCAATACAAACTGAAAACCTACATGAGAAATATCAGTATGTTGCTAAGTACGCACAAGATAGAATCCTTGTAGCACATAGAATTACTTCTCCATTACTATTTGGTATTCGTACAGAGGTAAATGGATTTAGTTCTAATGCAGATGAGATGGCAATGGCATTTAGTATTTTACAATCTATGACAATTGTACCATTCCAAAATTTATTGTTAAGTGGTATAGAAGATATTTTAGAAAGTGGTGGATGGGA